AGCTTCGAGACCTCGTAGCTGGCCACATGTGTACTTATACTCCTCGTAAGACTGGCAGTTTCCAGAAGTTAATGCTTGTTTGAGCATTTCCATACGGTCTCTGTTTTGATCTAAGAGGTAGTCAAGATTTTTATCATTCATCATTCACCCTTTTTGGAAGGTCTACTTGCGTTAAAAATCCCTTGAGCCACTTTAAAGTTTTCGCTTTGCTTTTTGATGCTAAGCTCTTCTTGGTCTTTGACTAATTTAGCAGCCACTTGCTCGGCTGCAATACGCTCCTGGGAGGCGATACGCTCGCGTTCCACTTGGAGTTGTTCTGCCTTAGCAGCAGCATCGGCTTGATCTTTAGCGGCTTTGCGCTGAAGTTCTTGCTCTTCCAATTGCTGTTCTTTGATTTGCATCTGTACAACAGGGTCTTGGGCTGCTTGCTGGGCTTGCTGTGCTGCAATTTCATTTTGGTTACGTTGCAACAACATATCGGAAGCCTGACTTGCCATTTGGGAAATCTGAACTTCCATTTCTTTTGGAATACCATCTTCGTCTTCTTCTTGAGGTAAAGACATACCGATGAACTGTTCCATTTGTTTCTTGTATCCGAAGCCTAAGTGTTCGTTGATATGGGCTAACATAGCTCCTTGAATAGCTTGTGCGTTCGGGTTTTGCCCGACAATTGCTGCTAGTTTTGGATCTTGCATGGCGTTCATATGAACTTTTATATGAGCTTCGTGATCTTGATAGTAAAAAGCTTTGATAGGCTTCATGTTCAAAACGTTCATGTTCTCAGTAATCGGGTCTTCTGGTTTCTTGTCATCTTCTAACTTAACAAGTTTTTCAGCGTTTTTGATACCCAATACTTCTAACATTTGGCGGTGCAACTTAGCCATGTCATACAACTGTGGTGCTTGTTGGGCTAACTGTAGAACCGCTTGATACTGGACAACCTTCTGTGACATTGTTGCAGCATTAGGATCTGACACAGGGATAACGTCCACATTGTCGTAATCAGACTGCTTTGCCAATCTTGAACCTTCATCTGGCTCATAGCTGTATTCTTCTGGTGTGTAGTCACGAATGATTCCTTTTAATAGTTTTAACTCTTGTTTCATTGAGTAATGAACACGAGCTTGAACAGCTGACATTACTTTTAATGTACGCTCAAGGATGGCTAGTGTTGTACCAACTGGTGAGTTGGCTGACATATCGCTGATCTTCAAGTCCGCAGCTGAGGCAAAACGGCGACCTTCATCCACAATAGTATTCATCAAGCTATATAGAACTTGGCTTGGTTCTTTGTATGGAAGAGGCAATAAGTTATCTTTTAATGTTCCTGATGGCACGTCTACATCACGGAATTCTCCTGGAGCAATAGGAGTATCGTCACCTTTGACTCGCATACCACGGGTTTTAAAGCCGCCTGGTAAGTTACTTAGAGTACCAGCATCAACGAGCTGGCGAATAATTGAGGTTCCTGACTTAGCAAAAGCTCCAATGAGATGAATAAGACCAAAACAATAAAAACCAAAACCAGGCACGTAACCGTAATGAACAAAATGTTGTCTCTTTTGTTTGGTGGAGTCATCTGGGTTCCAGTTTCTGCGGATTGAGAGAACAGTCTGAGTTCCCTTCTCAATTGTTACTACGTAAGGTAAAGCAATACCTGTTGGCTCACCGTCATCATCCACATCTTCGTAGCCTGGCAAGTCCAAATCTACGTGCATTTCTAATAACTTAAAGCGGTCGTCCGTTGTTGCACGGAATCCCATCTTTTTAGCAATTTCTTTTTCTACTTCATCCATCGTCATGACTGGATCGCCCAGTTCTACGTCACGATAGAAGCCAGCAACCTGTAAACGGCGCAATTCATTGCCAGTTTTACGCATCACATGGGTAACACGCTCGGCTGTTTCTAGGTTTGATGCTCCATAAGGAACAATGATGTCCTCAGCTGGTACATAAATAGAGACTTGGCGCTCCATGTGTGGGTCGTAATACACTTTTTTGAACGCATTACCTGAAAGTCCCAAGCCCCAGACCATTCTTTCGTGTTCTGGGCGGTACTCTGGCATCACATCTGTGATCTGGTAGTTCATATCAGCCTGAACTCGCTTGGCTGCATCCATTTTTTCTGGTGTTTCTCTACCAATGATCACAGTTCTAACTGGACCGCTGGCTGGAAGAGTCTCCATCACAGTCTCAGCTTGGAATTTAACCAGGGCTTCGCTCAATAATGGGTGGTAAACGCCGCAAGAACCTTCCCATGGCTCCATTCTTTCTTCAATTTTCATACCTAACAGCTCTAAGCCGTCAACATATGTCTGAATCCAGTCTTTTCTAGCGCTGATGTCTGAATCAACATCACCAATTAAGTCATTGGCTAACGATGTTAGAGTCGATCCATCCATGTCTTCTGCTAAGTTTGCATCAAACTCAGCTTCTTCATTACGGATTTCAATCTCTAAACCATCAATGGCAATATTCACTGCCTCAGGATCTTCAATTTCAATTTCAATTGCTGGCTCTTGGTCATTAATGGCCTCAAGACCCTGTGGTAGTTCGTATAAACCTTTATCGATTGACATATGTTTCCTTAGTAATATGCAACTTTGCGTCTGAAGTGAACAGGATCGTCTGCTTCATCCGTCTGTAATCTTAAAAAACCGCCTTTTCTAAACCTAATCAGCGCTTGTGTTGATGAGTCAACCAAGTCATCGTGATCTGAATTAGGGAAAGCAGCCATCTCTTCCATCACCTCTTCTGCCCATCTAGTACGTGGACACCATATCTTGCCAGAAGCAAATAAGTCTGATACGGAGTTTACTCTCGAAATCTTATCATTACCACGGGTTGGTGTAAATTCTTGTACGGGAATACCCATTCTTCTTAATTCAAAGATCAATGGCGCACCAGAGGCTTTCGCCTCAACAATGAACGCATCAGGTTCCCATTCTTTGTAATACTGTAAAGCTCTCTCTTTTAGCTCAGGAAACTCTAGTCGTTCCTTAAAAGCGTCCAATAAAATCACATTGGCATCATCAGGATTCTCGTCTTTATAAAAGACGCCCCATGTCGTACAAGCAGAATAGTCTGACCGTTCATTCTTAGTAAACGCTGTATCCCATGACTGGATGATGAACTCGCACGGCGGAGGATTCTCTTGTTCCCACATTTGCCACCACTCTCGTTTAACAATTGCACCCGCTTCAGATGTAGGAGATTGTTGGTATTGGGCTGACCATTTAGAAACGGGCAATTCATTTCTGAGTTTGACCAACTCGTCCATTGACCAGAACTCTGGCCATAACGGCTTTTCAGTCGGCAATATCGCTGGTAATTCAATAATGTCCCATTCATCTCCATCCCTTTCAACCGCGCTTTGCAAAATACGACCCGTCAAATCGCGTTTACCCCATCGTGTCATAACGATCACAATCGCACCGCCTGGCTGCAAACGCTGTCTCGGACCAGAGCCATACCACTCATAAACCTTGTCGTACACCTCAGGGTTACTAGCTGCTAACGCTGCCTCTTGTTCAGAATGTGGGTCATCAATAATGAGCAGATCCGCACCTTTACCCGTAACAGTACCGCCAACACCAATAGCAAAATACTCCCCGTTACCATTAGTACTCCAGCGACCAGCAGCCTTAGAGTCAGACCTAAGATTGACATTCGGGAATACCTTTGCATACTGATCTCCGTCTACTAAGTTACGTACTTTACGACCAAAGCCTACAGCCAACTCAGCTGTATTCGAACACTGAATGATCTTCTTATTAGGGTATCTGCCTAGAAACCAAGCTGGTAGCATATAACTGGCAAACTCGGATTTTGTATGTCTCGGCGGCATATTAATGATTAATCTTTTAATCTTGCCGTTTGCTATATCTTCAAACTTCTTCGCCATCAAAGCATGGTGACGTCCATGAATGAACCCAGGCCACATGACCTTAACAAACTCCATGAAACTAACTTGTGCCTTCTCCCTGGTCACAGACTCCATATAAGCCTGTGCCATGGTTAATAACTCCGACCTATCCGCCTCTGGAAGACTATCAATGATCTTGTTAATTTCTTTATCGTTCACTCAACGCTCCGAACACGAATACCCACTGGCCGAATTGATCGCGCTCGTTTCGGAGTCGCTTTACAAATTCCAATCGCAACTAACGCTTTCATCTTCCGAACCGTATTACTTCGACTTCTCTCACCAGTCATTCTCATAATATCGTCCACAGTCGGCCCAAAACCATACATCTTCCACCATTCATCAATGATCATAAAGATCTCTTTTTGCGCGGGAGTCATTCTGGCTCTCTCTTTGCCATAATCATCACCGCCTCATCTCTTAACAACATCGTCAACAACTTGTGTTTCTCCTCCTCCGTCATCGACTGTATAGCTTTTAACATCTCTTCATAAGTCCAAATTTTCAAAATATATACCCCCCACCACTTTTATTTCAAACCCTTGACGGGGGGTGTCCTTAATTCTGACTCCAAACCACCGACAGGTATATTTATACCCCCCTCCCCCTCTGTAACATTAGGGTTTACCCTAGATGTAACAGGTGTTACACATGAATTTGCTTGAGAATCAATGGGTTGCGAGAGGGTGCTTTTTTGAAGGGATTGATTGTGTGGAATACTATGCATAGGTGACGCCTGCAAATTTTCAAAAAAAGGGGGTCGGGGTGTGGTGGGTTCGGGGTTTTGGTGATCGTTTAACCCCTCCGCCCCTGGTTCATTGGTCTCTTGTGCCAGACTGACATCATCTGCCTCAACATAATCCGACTCTATGGTCATATCTAACGGCTTGGCGGTCAGCTCTGCCAGTAATGACTCTGGGTCTGTCTCTGTAACATCTGTTACACCCTGAGAAGAAATAGCCAGACGGAGCGAACTCAAGAGCTTCTCTTTCATCTGGTCGCTCGTGTTGTGCTGAATGACCTCTCGTCTCTCGGTGAAGAGTGCGACCTCGGTAATCTTGCCCAGAAGTTCCATGGCTTTTATCTGTTGGGCGGGTGGGCAGTTAGGGTCTAGCACCTTTTCTGTGAGTTTATGGATTGTCAAAGCCCTCAAGTGAAGGGGGGTTTGATATTTCTGAGCCTCCAGAGCCACCTTAAAAGCCTCTATTTGAGCTTGTATTGCTCCGTCCTTTGAAAGCTCTTGACCTCTCTGGCTTGCAGTCTTCGGCTTTGCCTTGCTTTTCCTCCCATTCGGTCTGCTCTGTCTGTATGCCTCTGCTTTGGTTTTACCCTTGGCGATTTCTTCAGCAAACTTAATCTGCGAGGCGGTTAGTCGCTTTTCCTTCGCATTGTTCGCACCTAAGAGAATGGTCTCAATCGGCATCTGTTGCAGTCCTTCGGTTATCTGCTTGCGAGTTAGTTTCAGTTTTTTGGTCATAGGGTATAAACAGGGTATTTTTATACCCTAGAGAATAGGACGGTCTGAAGAGTGTTGCAACTCTCGCAAGATTGGTCTCTCTGGTGTGTGTCTCTCTCTATGTCTCTATGTGACTAAGCCAATAATGGACTGTTCGCCTTCGGCTAATCTATCCGCCTTTTAAGTTTTTGATCGCTAGAACGGCCTCGGAAACTACCCGCCAAGCCTTTATCTATAAGGCTAAAAAATTCTTTTCTGTAGGGTATTGACAAGCAACCCCCCAAGCAATGAAAATCAGGCGAGTCACTAGGTGACGGCAATAACTAATCAACTGCTAGGAGGTTTACAAATGAAGTTTTTTGAGATGGTGGAACAGGCTCAAGCCTTACGCAATAAAGGTCAAGAAGTGTTAGCCGTGGAGTATTTCTCTGCCTCTAATCGTTCAAATCGTCACTATGTAATTTGCCGTAGTGAGTCAGAGCTTGCAAGCCTCAAGGCTTTTTATCGCGAGTGGGATTATCAATTTAATTTAATTAACTGCTAGGAGGTTTCACAATGGAATCAGCAATTTTAAAAGCTCTACCGAAGGGGGAATTTTTTAAGCTCAACGATACGGAGTCTTCTCCTGTCTGGGTTCGCGACTACTACGATCGCGGGTCTCGCTCTATTCGTGTCTATAAGTTTGACGACATCAATCACGAAAAATTTGTCCGTGGTTCTCGTTCTGTTTTTGTTGGTTTTACTTTTTAATTTTTGGAGGTCTGAATTATGTTTATCAATCGTTTAGCTTTGTCTTGGTCTGTCTCTCGTGGTCGTGATACTTACGGCTATAACATCTGCCGTTTAGATTCCCGCAACTCTGGCAAGCGTTACCGTTGCTCTGGTGGTGGCTATGACATGACGGGGAAGGTCTTCGGGGATTTCTTAGAGTGTGAGTATCAGGACGAATTAAAAGCCCTTGTCAAAGATTTGCCAAAAGTGCCTTATGGCTCTACTTCGTGGCTACAGATTGCCGAGGATATAAACCCTTCTTTCTATGGCTTGACTATTCGCTCTGATGGGTCTGTCTGCCTTGACGGTGCCTGCGGTCTTGAGTCTATGAGACGAATTGCTAGGGCTTTGGGTCTGTCTGTGCAAGGTGAATACAACCGCAAAGGGCATACAACTGCTTTTTACATCAGCAAAGAGGCGACAGTATGAACCCTAAAACCGTCCAAGCACTTCTAGACTCTCACCCTTTAGCCCCTCTGATGATTTTGGAGGCGGTGAACCGTTACACGGAACAGGTGGCAGAGTCCACACCCGCAGATTATCCGCCCATGGGTTTGGTCAATGCCGAATCATGGATACAACTCGCCAAGGATATGCAAAAGGTCATAAGAGGCTAACTGATGAGGCTTTATTAGCCGAAACCGTCTCAGGACGGTCTTAGTCATTAAATGGAGGTTTTTAGATGATTCAATTTTTTATCAATTCCCGCCCCGTGCCTCGTGCCGTGGCTCGTCACCATCTCGAACAGGGGAACCCATCTCGCACATCTGCCGAACTCTCTGCGCTGATGTCGCAAGCCGTGAAGATGGACAAGGAGGCTATTAAGTTTTTAGCCTCCTATGGGGTCTCTGTCTCTCAGGTGCAACCGTGAGGCGGTTCGTTGTTATGTTGGTGGAGTGGGTCGCTAGTCTGGTCGTTATGGTCGGACTGGCTTTTTTGTTTGCTTGGTCGTTTATCTCGAACAGCTGACGATCAAAAAACCGACCCCAGACCTATACGCAACGGGTCGGGGTGGTGGTTAATCTTTAGGGTGGGTGCGTAATTTTGGAGGTTATATGGAAAAGGTAGAAATTCAGGTTTTTAGTTTTGATGAGTTAGAAGAGGAAGCCAAGGAAAAGGCGAGGGAGGTTTTCCGTGATACTTGGGAATATCCTTGGTTTGATGAAAATATGGAGTCCGCCAAGGCTTTCATTGGTCATTTTGGCGGTTCAATGCTTAACTGGTCTGTGGGTGATACCCGCCATGCTTTTATTAAGACCGACCTAGGTAAGCATAATTTCCGTGGGTTAAAGCTAAAAGATTTTAGCCGTGACCATATGCCAACGGGTTACTGTGCCGACTGCTCACTCTGGGAAG